ATCAAGGGTTCTCCCAAGTTCCAAGACCAAGAGACTGTTGAGCAGGAAGAAGACTTCCGTCAGCAGAATCGTGGAGAATCAAATCCTGTCCCTCAGTCAATGAAGGAAGAACTTGATAATCTGACTCCTACAAACACAGATGACGATGATGACACTCTGTCTTACTTTGCCAAACTAGCAGAGGACTGATTTAGTAGTTGGGGATTGTGACTTTAGTGTTTTCAGTACGAATCACTGATTCACTAACATATTCTGAAGACAATCCATAAGTCATAATCTCCCTCATATCATTTAAGAACTGTTGTAAATATCCTTGTTTCAGTAAAAAGATCGAGGATTTTTCTTCATTTTTACGAGTTTCATATTCCCAATTAGTAACACCTCTTCTAACATTTTCTCCTGATAAAGAAACCTTAGATCCATTATCACTATAATTCAAAGTAAAGTCTTCATTGACATCTTTACCTGCAGGAAGAATGAGTCTACCATTTGAATCTTTAACTTCTATCGTTTCATAATTATAAAAGTTGGTTAAATTTTCTATACCATATTTCTCTTCAGCATATTGATATAAGTTATAGTTTGATAGAGGCCATTCATCTCTCACATTAATAATACCTGCAGTTAATAAAACAACCCAATCAAGTTCGGCACTTCCATAAAATTCTTCTGCCACCGTGTCTGGTCTTGCACCTTCAACTATTTCATACTTATTAAAAATAGTAAAAACATTCTGTAAGTCATCACGCAACTTATTTCTTCTGAATAAGTTCTTGACCGTTAAGTATTCTTTTGATGAAATTGCATCAGAAAGAAATGATTGATATTCTACGTTTGGTAGTTCTCTGAAGTATCCCATTTTAGTATCCTACTCCTGATTTGCCCTCATCCGTGTCGAGATAATCAATATCATAAATTGGTTCGATTTCTTGAAATTGTAGAGTCATCACTAATGATATTGGTGTTCCATCTCCATAAGTGGCATGAGTTCCCTCACCCGTATAATTCACAGAAACATTTGATAAGAAACACTGCTTAAATTTATTCAGAAATTTATGCTTACTTCTTCCCTGCATAAAAGACAACTCAAAAATATTTGGAGTTTTGAGAAATAAATTCCCACTTCCTTCTTTTGTTACTTTAGGTGCCATATTTAATTTGAAAGTTCTTATAATTTGTTTTATTTGCTCCCCCTCTTTTCCACTTCTGGGAGTCATTTTAAAGGTAAATCCAAATTGTCTGAGACTAGGACCATTAAAGAGAAGTTCCATGTTTGGATTAAAAATAACCCCATCATTTCTTGCCAGCAATTGATCTACAGTAACATTTCCACCAAATATACCCACTGCCTGTGATGCAAGAGATTTGGTAATTAAATCTGTGATTGTTGCTCCACCTCCAGCAGCACTGAAAGTATTTTTAATTGCACCAGATATCTCTTCTCCTATTTTTGTTACAGCGTCCACTGGAGTATTAAATAGATTTTTCCCCCCTTTCATGATGTCAGTAACACCAGTAACTGCTGCCGCAGTAATGGCATTCATATTAGAACCTTGATAATTTACCGCATTCCTATCTTGGACCGAAGGAGGAACCGGTAGCAATATGGTTCCTAAAGATTTCTCTGTATTATTTCTTCTAGAACCAGGTTCTCCTACGATTGTATCACCTCCTACTTCACGAACAGTTTTATATGCTTTTATTTTTATTTGTAAATAATCAGTATCTTCATAGATTTCTGCATCAGGATACCTTAAATTGACAGGCGGTTCTTGTTTTCCTTGTCTTGTTCCTAATCCACGACCTAATTTACTTAGACCGACTCCCTCAAGACTTTTAGAACTCTTACTTAGTTCTGTATAATTTACTAAACTATTGCCATCATCTGCTGCAGCAGCAAAAGACTTCTCGACCGAACCAGTGGCTCCTGGTGGTTCCTCTGTTAACCCTTGAGCTTCAAGTTTGGCAATTTCTCGTTTTATATTATTTGCTTCACCACTTCTTTCATTCAAGGTTTCTAATCTTGCTCTTAATTCTTGAATCGTTGCCATCTATCTTTCTTTTTAGAACTATTTAGAGCGAACTTTAGCAAAACTGAGTTCTCTTACGTCAGATATCTCCTCTGGATAGATTTCGTAGAGTCCACCGATGATTTGATTGTAATCATATTGTCTATTATCTCCCCAGTGAAAGTTAATTCCACGGAATCCCCAAGAGAAAACATCAGTTACAGCAACAAGTGGATGTTCATCATATTGTATACTTAATGTCTTAGCATTATAAAAGAATGTGTAATATTTACCTACCTCAGGAATTGTTCCACCCTCTGTTAAAACACTTATCAAACCTTCCATAATATCATCAGCGGTTTCTACACCAATAAAACTATCAATCACACCACGCACACGATTACTATTATCATCTGTTGGACGTGAAAATGTCATTTAATACCTAACTCGTTTTCTGTAAGAACTTTAAACTCATAACCACGATCTAAGCACCATTCTTTGGCAGCATTCCACTTTGCCTGATTTTTCGCATATTCAACAACCTCATAGACATAACCTCTGGTCTTTTTTGTTTTGACCTTTGGTTCTATACACTGCTTATATGGTTTGATTTCAATTATCATCTTTTTAATCTTTCCAGTTGACTCTTTTACTTTTATATAAAAGTCTGGAAAGTATCTATGGTACCTATTATCAACAGGAGAACGATAAGGAACAGTAATCTCTTCACTACCCCACTCTAATATATTTTCATTCTTATCACAGTAAACCATAAACTTGCGTTCCCATAAGGAACGGTATATAATATTATTCGGATCACCCTTATATTTCTTGGGATAAGATGGTTGGTATTTTCCCTTATATGACATCTAAATAACTAATAATAAAGTAGTCGTATAGGTATTTAGAGTGCCAAGTCCTTTATCTAAAGTAGTTCCTATGAGGGATGCCAAAGAACTCTTTGGCAAGATATCGCAAAATAATCATTACGTAGTTAGTTTTTCTTCACTTAATACTACTATCACAAATCACATTAGGAGAAAATTTAGAGTTCCTGATGCCAGATCTTTTGTTTCCAGAAAAACTGGTATTTTGTGTTCAGAGGCATCACTACCAACCAGTGGATATGCTACTGCAGAAGTGAAGGGTGATTTCATGGGTATTCCTCAGCAGTTTGCTCATACTAGATTATATACTGATGTTGACTTTACTTTTTATATTGATGATGATTATAAAAATCTGAGAATATTTGAGGGTTGGATGGATTTTATTTCAAGTGCTAGTGGACTTAATGAGAACACTAAAACTTATCACCGAAGATTTCAATATCCAGATACCTACAAGTGTGATACAATGTATATCACAAAATTTGAAAGAAATTATAAGAATGAATTGGTTTATCAATTCAGAAATGTTTTTCCAAAGTCTATGACATCTATTCCAGTGTCTTATGGTTCTGCAGAATTACTAAAGGTTAATGTAACATTTAATTATGATCGATATGTTGTAAATCCTGGAACTTATTCTGGATCGAAATCTAATGCAAAACCAATTCAAAAATTAAGTGACGATAAGTCGAACCCTTCAGATACTTCTGTCGATCCTCCCGTTGGTGAGATATTTCCTCCTGCTGGTGCTGGAACTCTGAGAGAATCGAATAGAATTAACACAGAATTTGGGGCTTTGGGGAACTTTATTATTACCTAATAAATAATCACAACTGACATTATAATGGGTTGTTATGCCATTACCAAAGATTAATACACCAACATATGAGTTGGAGTTGCCTTCTACAGGAAAAAAAATTAAATATCGTCCCTTTTTAGTCAAAGAAGAAAAAATACTTTTAATAGCATTAGAATCTGAAGATATGAAGCAGATTTCTGATGGAATTGTCAGAATTCTAAATGATTGTATTTTGACAAGAGGTGTAAAAGTTCAATCTTTAGCAACTTTTGATATCGAATATCTGTTCTTGAATGTTCGTGCTAAGTCTGTTGGTGAAACTGTAGAGGTAAATGTCACCTGTCCGGATGATAATGAAACCACAGTTGAGATGGAAATTGCTATTGATTCAATCAAAGTTCAAAAAAATAAGGAACATAAAAGTATTATCAAATTAGATGATACTTATTCTATGAAGTTGAAGTATCCTTCTTTCGATCAGTTTATTGGAAATAATTTTGAAATTGATAATGATGTGAGTGATGTAAATAAGTCTCTGGATATGATTACATCATGTATTGAAATGGTATATGATAAAGAAGAGAGTTGGAGTGCATCTGATTGTACTAAAAAAGAATTGACACAATTCGTAGATCAATTAAATAGTAAGCAATTTAAAGAAATTGAAAAGTTCTTTACAACAATGCCCAAACTTTCTCATACTATTTCCGTAAAAAATCCAGAGACAGGTGTAGAATCCGATGTTGTTCTTGAGGGATTAGCAAGTTTTTTCAGTTGAGTATGGCTCACACAAGTCTTGAGTCATACTTTAAGATTAATTTTGCCTTGATGCAGCATCATAAATATTCATTAACAGAGTTAGAAAATATGATTCCGTGGGAGAAAGAAATTTATCTTGCTTTACTCCAACAATATATTGAGGAAGAAAACCTAAAGGCACAACAACAGAATGGCATTTAGTAGTCCTATTTTAAAATCACCTTTAATAAAAGTAAACCGGAGAAAAATTTCCTCCTCAAGTTTTCGTCCGATTAATAATACAGCATCTATATCATCTACATTAGAAGAAACAAATAAAATTCTTGTAGAAATCCAACAGCAAATTGGTATTGCTTTTGGAATGAGAAATGCAGAAGAGAAAGAAAAAAATGAAAATTTAAAAGAGGAAAGATCTAGAAGAAGATTAAGATTGAGAGAAGGTGCACTAGAGAGTGTTAAGAAGATTGGTGGGGCAATTAAGAAGACAGCAGAATTTGTTGCTAGTCCATTTAAAGGTTTCTTTGATAAAATACTAGAATTTATATCATTACTTGGACTGGGTATTGGTGCAAATGCAATTTTTGGATGGTTTGAAAAAGAAGAAAATAGAGAAAAATTAAAAAAGTTTTTTAATATTATTACTAGTAATTGGAAGTTGATAAGAAATATTCTTGGAGTTATAGGTGGATTAATTATAGGTGGAAAAATAATAGCTCTTGGTTCGGCTATAGCAGCACTTGCAGGTCCTCTAGCAATTTTAGCAGCTGCGGTAGCAACAGTATTATTGGCAAAAAAAGCGGCGGAACTATCCAGAAAACTTCAAGAAAAGAAAAGATTGGAAGCAGAAGTTAAAGCTGGAGTAAAAGATCCCTCAAAGATAGGGGGAGAGGGTGGTATGACATTTGAAGAATATAAAATATTCAACTATATGGAACCAGGATTTGAAGGACTTCAAGATGCGAAAGTTGATCCAAGAATAGAAAAAAATAAAAAACTCAGGGAAAAAGTATTTTCTCCAGATTATAAACCAACGGATGATATTCCACAAATTATACAGAGGGAGAAAACTTTTGGTGAAAGAGTGGGAGATTTTTTCAGACCTGCTCAAAATTTTATCTATGGTGGAGAAAGAGCACTGGGTGGTCCTGTGATGTCGGGAAATGCATATTTGGTAGGAGAAAAAGGTCCAGAATTATTTGCACCAAATATTGATGGATCTATTATCAATAATATGAGGACTGAGAAAATTTATGAAATGATATCTTCCAAAAATGCTGGTAAGATTAACTTTGTATCGATGGAACTTCCTCCAAAATTTATGAATAGTGAAAAAAATTCTTCTACCGAAGAACAACAGGAAATTCCTATTCCTACAATATCAGCAGTCAATGGAAGTAATCCATATATGAGTATAACTCCAAATGTCTATGGGATATACGTATAAGATATGGAACTCACTCAAGTAAAACAACTTAAATTAAATGTAAGCAATATTAATAGTTTTCTAAAGAATTCTAATAAAAATTATAATGATATTAAAAAAAGTAATCAAAGAATAGTCTCTCAACAAGTTAAGCAGGATAAATTAAAATCAAAAGAAAAAAGTGTAGAGAAAAAATCAACATTAAGTTCACCACTAAAAACCGTAAAGGATGTTGTAAAATCTTCTATGAGTCTATTTGATAAAATTTTGAATTTTGGTGGAATATTATTGAGTGGAATATTACTTAATGCATTACCATCTATAAAAGAAAAAATTGATAAATTTAAGGAAGATAATAAAGAAATAATTGATAATGTTGTAAGTACATTAACAGTAGTAAAAGATTTTGCAGTAGATTTATTTGATTCATTTACGGGACCATATGCAGAGGAGGGTTCTCTTGATTTTTTGGGTAAGTTTGATGATTCTGGAGTACTTCAAAGCGGAGTTCTTAAAGAAATAGAAAAAGCTTTTGATGGATTGGGTGGTATGATAAATGATATTGATAAAGCCTTGGGTGGTGAAGGAAAAATTGGTAATGCTCTCATAACGGGGCAAAGAGTTCTTGCAAAAAAAGGTGGTAAAACTGGAGTCTTAAATCAAACGACTGGAGAGTTTACGGAAAGGGAATTTACTCAAGAAGAACAAGAAAGATTTAAGTCTGGTGGAGTGCAACCAGCAAATCCCCCAGCAAATCCCCCAGCAAATCCCCCATCAGAATCTGGTACTCAAAATCAACCATCAACAGGACCAATTGACCCTGCTCATGGTGCTGGTGCAGGCAGCCCTTTAAGTAAGACTGGATTTGTGGCAGGAAAGGGTAGTACAAGTAAGAGAATATTTTTACATTGGAGTGCCGGTAGTCATACTACACCATATGACGCATATCACTCGATTGCTTTAGGTGATGGTACTATAGTTCGACATACTCCTTATAGTGACTTTAAGGGTACTCATACAGGAGGTGCAAATAGTAATTCTGTCGGATTAGCAATTGCTGCTG